TATTTGAGAGGTACACATGCAAGGCTGTGCTAATGATTTTGGCAAGCTGATCGGGAAAGTAGCTGTGCTACGCATGGCCTTTGGCTGCCCCGACGCAGTGCCAGCGCTTTCCGAGTGGAAGCGTCTCGGCGCTATGACGACCAAGGGTATCGACTATTCGATGAACACCATCAACTCTGAGGCAGATGATGCTAAAGGGCTGGTGGAGAACCTGGTCAACAATATGGATCTGACGATCTCCGGTGAAGGTGAGTTTCGCAAATCGGATAAAGACAACGAGATCGGCGCGTGGCGTCTGTCGAAGTACATCTTTGACGAAGTACAGGCAGGCCGTCAGCCTAACCTGTGGGTTCGTTTCGACTTTGCTGGTGAGAACGCCGGTACTTATATCCAAGGCTACATGAACACCACCTCATGGTCTGGTGACTTCGGTACCAACGATATTTCCACCTTCTCCGGCGAGTGGAAGGTCTACGACGCCGACACTGTCGTGTTTGAAGTCGCTGATTCCATCGATATAACAGGCGTTGAAGTTACCCCAGCAACTGCTTCTCTGGTCGTTGGCGCAACCCAACAACTCAGCGGCGCGGTTCAGCCAGTCGATGCGACTAACAAGGCGATCACCTGGACGACTTCGGCTCCATCCATCGCCACAGTCAGTTCAACCGGCCTGGTGACAGCAGTTGCCGAGGGCACCGCGACAATTACGGCTACAACTGCTGACGGTGATTTTACCGATACCTGTGCCGTTACCGTAACTGCTGCACCGTAATCACTACAAAGGGCGGCGTGCTGCCCTTGATACTGATTATGGAGACCGATATGACCCCTTTGAAAGAAATTGGCGAGTGCGTGATCGGCGCTGGCGAGCATGAGTATTTCTTCCGGCCGTCGTTCCGTAACATGACGCGGATAGGCTATCCAGAGCATATCGTCCGCACGTTCTATGCACTCTTCAATGATGACGTGGCGAAAATGCTTGAGGCAGCGCGCGAAATTCACAGCGCTATACCTGAGCATCAGCGAAGATTCTACGCTCACTATTTCGGTGACGATTCTCTGCCGCGCTGGGCGCTTGATGCGGCAGGCTCTGCTGCGTTCGTGCGTGAGGCGATACTATCTGCAATTAACGTCATTCAGTCTTGTTGCGACGAGGACGTTTCTGATCTGACGGGCTGGCATGAACTGTCCCGCACTGGACGTCGCACATTCGTGTGGCACCGCGGCGCACTCCCTCCCGAAAACCTTATTCTTATAGCTCAGTCGCTGATCATGCACGGTGTTATTGGCCGGGCGAAGGTTCGAAAGTTGCAGAAGCATGAAGGCAAGGAAACGACCCCGGAGTTTCATGCGACTGAATACATCATGGCGGCGCGTAACCATTTCGGGATCAGCAGGGAAGAGGCTGAAAACCTTACCATGACCGAATTCGCCATGATGCTTAAAGCCAAATACCCTGAGCAGAAGGGCTTCACCAGGGAAGAGTACGACGCGGTTATGGACGATGACGATCGGCGTTGGCAGGAAATGATTGAGCGCGAAAAATCAGCAAAGAAATCCGCCTGAGTTAATAATGGATGTACCGTAAATGCCAGACCGGGCGTAATATGGCTCGAAAATAAAACTCAGGGGATAAGAGTGAAAAAAATACTTTTGGCTTTGGTGATTCCATTGGTTCTGGCTGGCTGTAAGCCTGGCGAGGAAAAGGCAATTTCTCTGGCGCAATCTGAAGTTTCAGCCAATCTACTGGATCCTGGCAGCGCGCAATTCCGCAACGTGAAAGTTGTGAAAATGACAGATGGCGATGATGGGCGTGTCATCGCTGTTGTTTGCGGGGAGATCAACGGAAAGAACGGTTTCGGTGCCTATGCAGGGTTTCATCCATTCTTCGTTGAGTTGAAAATGAAATCGAAGGGGATGTTCTCCAAAGGCGTCGATTACACGCTTGGCGATCACTTCCTCAGCTCGAAAGATACGCCACCACCGCCGGCCTATACCGAACGATGCCAATAAACCACACGAATAACTAACCCACCGCTTGGTGGGTTTTTTTATGCCCGGAGAAAAGTGATGTCTGAGAAAGCAGGCGAGATTTATTACGACATCGAGGCCGATGTATCTGGCTTGCTCAAGGCGCAGGGAAAGGCCAATAAGTCGCTCGATTCCATTGGAAACTCTGCAACCAACGCAGCCAAAAAGATGGACGAGCTGCAGACCAACATCAACCGTGTGGCTGGTGCTATTGCGGCGTCACTCGTTGTTGACTGGGGAAAGGCTTTCCTCGTTGCTGCGGACAACATGAGTCAGCTCAACGCGCGCATTGAACGCCTGACGGGAAGTGCAGCTGCAGCCTCGCAGACCATGCAAAGCCTGATGCGGATCAGTTCGGCAACGGGCGGCTCACTGCAGGATACTGAAAAACTTTGGGAGACACTGAGCACCGCATTACGCGATACCGGGGCGACGAACGGCCAGATCATTCAGCTCACCGAAACACTACAGAAAATCGGGCGAATCGGTGGGTCTTCTGCTGAGGAAATGGCGAATGCGCTGCGACAGTTCGGCCAGTCGATTTCGTCTGGAGTTGTGCGGGCTGAGGAATTCAACTCGATCCTGGAGCAAATGCCGGAACTGGCTCGCCAGATTGCCTCCGGAATGGGCGTTAGCATCGGTGAGTTGCGCCAGCTCATGCTTGACGGAAAGCTCACGGCAGAAGATGCGCTGAACGCTATTCAGAAACAAACCGGCTCGGTGAATGCTGAATTTGAGAAGCTCCCTCGTACACTGGCTCAGGCAAACACTGCACTTACTAACTCATTCCTGTCCATGATCGACTCCGTCAACCAGGCGACAGGTGCGAGTAACGGCCTGGTAGCTGTTATCGACTCAATGACGGCTGCGCTCGACAGGCTGGTGGGCAAGGCTGCTTCAGCAGATGCGCAGATATCAGATCTGAACAGCACGGCAGAAATGTTCTCACGCCGCGCGCGTACCTGGTCATGGTTAGGTCTGGACGGCTGGGAGGCACAAAACAAAGCGCTGGCCGGATTGAGCAATAAAGCCGCCATGCTGGTTGGTGATCTGGCTGCTGTTTCCAAAGCATCACAGACCGCGGCTAATACCAAGCCCATCGAGATAAAGGCGGTGGCGGGAACAGGCAAGCAGAAAAAGACGCAAGCCGAAAAGGATGCTGAAAAATACGCCAAGGCTCAGGAGGCGGTTAACGAAAAGCTGGATGAGCTTCGGCAAAAGGCAGAGCTATCAGCAGGAAGCGTAGGCGAGTTGTCGCGTGCGCAGGCCGTGCTTAATGCTCAACAGTCTCTCGGGAATAGCGCTACAGAAGATCAGATACTGCTGGCCGGGCAACTGGCAGGGAAGGCCTGGGATAACGCCAACGCATTACGTGCCCAGGCCAAGGCAGAAAAAGAACGTACTGACGCCGCCAACAAATTCACATCGATTCAGGGAAAGACCAGCAAAACCGCAGGCCTGGATAACCAGTACCAGAAAGATATCGCTGACATCCAGCAGTACGCCCAACTTTATCCGCAGAAGATAGGCGAGGCGGAGGCGGCACGCGCTGCTATCGAACAGCAGTATCGGGATCAGCGCAACGCGGCGATGTGGGAGGAATGGGCGCAACAGAACGCGGCCACGCAGGCAGCGGCGGCTGCTTTCGACTCACTCGGATCGGTCGCCAGTAATGCACTAACCGGAATTGTCACCGGCAGCATGTCAGCCAGCGATGCGATGAGAAGCATTGGCATGACGGTTCTGAACAGCGTGGTTAACTCTTTCGTGCAGATGGGCCTCGAGTGGGTTAAGTCGGCGATTATGGGCCAGGCCGCAACGACGTCAGCTGTGGCAGTATCTACAGCAGCTCAAACCGCAGGCATAGCTACTACTACGGCAGCAAGTACCGCGGCAGCGGCGACACAAACGGCGGCCTGGACGCCTGCGGCAATGCTGGCGTCGATCAGTACCCTTGGCGGCGCTGCTGCCATAGGCATTGGCGCTGTTCTCGGTGCGCTGGCTATGGGAGTGGCTGGTAAGCGCAAAAACGGCGGACCGGTTAGTGCTGGCGGAATGTACCAGGTCGGCGAAGGCGGCATGCCGGAGATTTACCAGGCCAGCACAGGTAAGCAGTACATGATACCCGGTGACAACGGTCGGGTGATCAGCAACAAAGAAATGAATGCTGGCGGTGGTGGCGGGGTGGTGATCAACATCCAGAACTACACGTCATCCTCGGTCGATGCACAAGCCGGCACTGATGGAAACGGAGGATTGACCGTCGATGTCATCGTCGCTGACCTGAATAATGGCGGGCCTATTAGCAGCGGTATAACCAGCAACTTCAATGTCAAACGCACGCCAAGGGGGCAGGGCTGATGCCAATTATCGACTATCCCGACTGGCTGCCACTGGCGCAGAAGGCCAGCAAAAACATGACGCTCGATACCGGGTTCCAGACAGATCAGCCAGCGGTCGGCCCGGCCATCTTCGAGAATCAAACTGACGACCTGAAAGTGACCTGGTCGCTGACGTGGATCTTCACGCTGGCGCAGGAGCGTGCTTTTCAGCAATGGTTACGCAGTCCGAATTATCTCAACCGGGGCCTAAACTGGTTCCGGATGAATATCAATCTGGGCGGCAGTGGCCTGCAATTGCAGGAGCTTCACTTCACGCAGATGCCGGTGCAAACCAGTATCGATGGCGGGGTGGTCACATGGACGGGGACTGTTATCGCCAACCATCTGTATAACGCCGACGACGAGTTTGACGACATCATTGTTGGGCTGCCGCCTCCGTGGGATTCGTGGCTGGATATCGTGGTTACGGGTTATCCGGATGGACGCGATCCGGAAAGTCTACCGAGGGTGCCCTGATGCCATCTTTTCGTCAATATAAGCAGCAGCGCCCGACGCGCGGGCTGTACGACACCATCACGTTCTACCATCCATCCTTTGGCTACGTCCGCCTGGTCGATAAGCAGTTCTTTCCGAAGGCACTAGGAGGCCAGACGTACACGCCAGCGCGCTTTGAAATCGAAGAGAGCCAGCAGAGCGGCACGCCGGTGATCGACGCGACGGTGAAGTTAGGGCGCCTTTCGTCGGACATCAAAGCGCTGATGAAGCATTGGAAGGGCGCGGCCCGGCTGACGGCCATCACGGCCACAAGGCAGATCTTCGATAGCGGGGACGTGTCTGTGCCGATTAAGTCCTGGCAGTTATACGTCAAGACAGTGGACATCGACGCTGACTCCGCGTCAGTAACCCTGTCCGTCACCAACCCGCTGAACAACAACATCGGAAGGCTCTATGACCCTACGGAATACACCGGTCTGCAGTACCTCTGATTTTATCCGGCGGGTCATTGGCGTGCCGTGGGCTAACCGTGCCTGCTCGTTCGACAGGGTCGACTGCTGGGGTTTAGTGGTCCTGTATTACCGTCACGCCCTCGGCATTGAGTTACACCAGACGCCGGACTACGAAGCCGGGGCCGACTTCTTCACCTGCTATCAGGGAGATGTCGTTTTCTGGCGGCCGGTCGATAAACCTGTCGATGGAGGGATTTTCGTCGGCTATCAAGGGGCGCAGCCTGCGCACGTTGGCCTTGTGCTAAACCGTCAGGCGCTGCATGCGCGCGGTGAGGGCGGCAGTGTGCGTATGGACTCGTTGCTGGTTATCCAGCGTGCATTTACAAAGGTGGAATTCTTCGAATATGGCGCTGATTGAATTAAGTCGCTTCCCCGGAACGCCAAAAGAACGATATAGGGTGCCAAACGGCACCCTTTTTTATGACTGGCTTGCAGCCAATGACGCTACCTTTCACCGCGATCTGCTGATCGTCCGCAACGGCGTAAAGTTGGGCGAAGATGATGAGCTGGCGTTTGAGCTATGCGAACTGGACACCGTCCAGATATTCGACCAGCCGAAGGGTATCATTGGCGACATTCTCAGCCCGATTTTCAAAGTTGTCGGCGCGGTCTTCTCGTTCCTTGCTCCCAAGCCGGCGATCGCCAATACCGGCGGTAACACGATTGACTCGCCAAACAATAGCCTGACCGGGCAGACAAACACCGCGCGCGTCTACAAAGCAAAACCTGATATCTACGGACAAATTCGTTCGTTCCCGGACCTGATTCAGGAGTCGCTGTTCGAATACGTGCGCCAGAGCGACACAGATGGCGGCCTGAAGTACGTTACTGAGTGGATGTGCATCGGGATCGGCAAATATGATTACGAGTCTGTGCGTTATTCAGAGTCCAGCCTCGGAAGCATGGCCGGAGCAGAGTTCCAGTTTTACCAGCCGGGCGAGGTGATACCCACAATCAACGAAGGCTACGGGTTCGACGACGTGGACGGCCAGGAAGTACCCGGGCAAAACGAATCGGACAACTTTCCGATCGAGACCGCCACGGCCACCAAAGTTGTGAGCGGCACATATTCCGGCGGGCAGATTGCGGTAAAAATCATCAAGCAGGCTGATTTTGATTATTTTATGGGCCTGGTCCTGCCGCACGCCGTTACCTTTACGATTAACGTCACCTACAGCACACCAACCGGCAACGTGACGCAGGATGTCGATTTCTCTGGCACGCTGATTTCAGCTGTCGAAACTAACGACGGCGCGGTGGTTAACCCGGTCCGGTGGTACACATTCACCATGACGGATCTGATTGGCCCGCCTGACGTTCCGGCAACGGCGACAATCAACACGACGAAGTTCATCCTCAACGATAACGAAGCGCTCGTGGTAGGCCCGTTCTTCTCGCCGGTCGAGTCCTCTCAGTTGTGGCTGCACACTCAGGTACAACTGGGTGGCAAAAAGTCAGCCGACTGGAAGGTCACGATCTGGAAAATTGACGATGACTACAACCAGGTGCCGGGTACTCAGCAGACGTTCACCTATCATCAGGGAACGCCGCACAAATCATCGAGCGAAGTGTTTTACCGCACCGATAAGCTGACGCCGACCGGCGGTTTCGGCAAGTACGCCATTAACTTCCAGCGCACCGATAACTCGAGTGACGCCTCCATCCTGAAGGTTGAGGAGATCCACTCGGTTAACATTCGAACCAATGTCGTACATCCAACCGATACGCTGGTGCGCGTGAAGGTCAGGGCGACGGAGAACGCCCTGGGCAGCCGTGACCGCAAATATAACGCTCTGGTGACCCGCCAGACCATCAGTTACAACCTGACGACGCAGGCCGTTGATTATACGCTGCGGCCGTCGCGCTCTTTCGCTGATGCAGTGACGCATACCTGGCTGATTATGGGCGAGCAACCGGTCAGCAGCATTGACCTTTACGGACTGTACTCAATCGCTGAAAGCCTGCCTGACGACCGCCTGGGCTACTTCGATTACACGTTTGACGACGAGAACGATTCTCTCGGCGACCGCGTCCAGGCCATCTGCAATGCTGCGTCTGTCATTGCGTACTGGGATGATGGTGTGCTGACCTTTACCCGTGATCAGAAGGTTGATTACCCGGCGGCCGTATTCAACCGCGCCAACATGAAGACGGAGGAGTACAAAATGACGTACGAGGCCACTCTTCCTGGTGGCTACGACGGCGTGCAGGTGTCCTACGTGCATCCAACCACGAACAACAAGACGTACATCAACTTCCGTGTGCTGAACGGCGCCATCGTCGAGCAGGAGGCGGAGAACCCGAACAAAATCGAAATTGTCGGCTTCCGTAACGAGTATCAGGCGCGGGAACGCGCTCTGCGCGAAACGAAGCGCCTTATCTACTCCCGGGTGAAGATGAATGCAAAAGTGTTTGAGGATGGAATCATGCAGGTCGGTAGCGTCGTGCAGATAGCGGATATTTACGACAGCAACCAGCAACAGGGATACATCACCGGCCGCGCCGGGAATAACTTTGATACTAGCGAGCCAATCGCGTTTACCGGCTCGATGCATGTCCTGGTGACCGACAGTCTGGGTAACCCTACGCTGCGCTATCCGGCCATCGCCCGGAGCGACACGAAGTACGGATTCACAGCGGCAATACCGGACATTCAGCTTAATATCTGGAACGGAGACACTGTACAGCTCCCGTCGCGTTACCTAATTGCAACGGTGGAGGAGCTGAACAGCCAACTATGGACGGTCAACAGCATCAAACCGAACACAGATAACACAGTATCTTTGACGGTCGCGGAATACAGCGACGCCATCTATCAATAAGAACCGTCCCGACCAACCAGACCCGGCCAACGCGCCGGGTTTTTTATGGAATCTATATGGCTACTACACCTACTCAGAATTCGGTTCCGAGCGAATCCCCACGCGATTTGAAGTTTAACGCCGGGAAAATTGACGAGTTCGTTACCTCACTGGTAAACACTTATGTTGACCGCTTCGGTCATGAGCATTACACCATCGAAGGCCTGCGCTGGCTGGCGCAGCAGGCGATTGCCCAGTATGGATGGATCCCGGTTGAGTCGTTCCAGGTCGGCGCAACGTTAACGTTGCCAAACCAAATCCTGAAGGACACCGCAAGCGGGGAATATTATCGTTGGGATGGCGCGCTTCCTAAGGTCGTTCCGGCGGGTTCTACGCCTGACTCGACTGGAGGTGTCGGGACAGGTGCGTGGCTCAGTGTTGGAGATTCAACCCTCAGAAGCATGCTGGCAAGCTCTGTTGGCGCATCCGCAATCGGAACTGTTTCGGGTGCCTCAGCGCAGGACTATTTCTCCTCTTTGGATCTCGATACAGTGTCTTCATTGATGGCGTCTCGGTTGCCACCACAAATTAAGACCGTGAAAACATCTGGTTATGACGATATCTTCGGAAAACGTGACATATGGGTACGCTCGGGTGAGACATCCACTCCAAGCCAAAATCCAGTTCAGTTGAATAAACTTGCAGTCTCTGACGCGAATGGATCGGTTTGGTATCTGGATGTTTCTAGCGGCAGAATTACTGTGGAGTCTATCGGGGCAAAAGCTGACGGTATAACTGATTGCTGGCCATATTTTGAGTTATGTCTTCAATCTGCTGAACAAGGAACAAATCGCGTAGTTACTGGTATAGGTATAAATTATTTATTAAACAAACCACTAATTTTGAAAACAGGTCGTCACCTGGCGTTCAATGCTCATCTTGGCGTCGATATTATTTATGGCGGTGATGTTTTAACAGAACAAGATGCTCCATCTGCCCAGACTCCAGTCGGCACTAATCAAACGTCAGTGTTCTCGGGGAAAAAATCACAAGTAGTTGTTGTGCACGCTCCTCAAGATTACGCTCGCTATTTTTCTTTGAAAAATGTTTATATCAAATGCAAACCGGGAGTTACTGCCGATTATGGTATCTATTGTCCGTTTGGTAATCAGTTTGATTTCTCAAGTGTTCAGTATTCAGATTGCTTGGTAGGATTAGATTCAAGGGATCTTTATACAGGCAGTTTTACTGACGTGTTCTTCTCTGCGCCATCAGGTGTGATGGGAACAGTAGGCTTTAACCTAACCCCTATAGAAAATGGCAGAGGGGCTGGTACGTCTCTTGTACTTACAAGGGTTGGTATTCTTAACTTTAGATTTAGTTGGTATATAACAGAGTTAAACTATGCAAATTTTTTGAGTTGTTACACTGAAGGCCCGCTTTCGCGTTATTGTGCAAGATTAGAAAGATGCAATGGAATTGTTTTTAATGCATACGGATGTGAAAGATTAACCCAAGTTGCAGGGGATGGTCGCTTATTCGTTATAATCGATTCTCAAACTACAATAAATGCTCTTCAGGCATCTTACAATGTTAACCTGAGTGGAACGCAGGGAATATCAGTAACTGGCAACTCTCAGGTAACAATAAGCGAACCATACTTTGTCACTGTTGGTAGTACCTATACACCTTTTCAAACCGATAATACTTCTAGGGTTCGTATTTTCGGCTTTAAATGGACTGGAGTTACACCTGGGGCTAACGTTCTTGGTCAACAAACTGTAATGTATGGAGAGCCAGGAAGAACGGAATGTGCCAGTTTTCCAGGTAACTGGAACGGGGGTTTTATACGTATAGGTTCTGTCAGACTCTGGGATGACGGTACAGGGCTGAGAATAAAAAGAGGCTCAGACCCTGCAAATGTCAGTGATGGAACATCATTGTAAAGAGGTTGTGGCTGGCAATGGACGCTGGCCAGCTTGAATAAGTTTTTTACCAATTTTAATGAAAGGTTTTTCCACATATTCATATGTAATCCATGATACAGCCACTGAGGCGCATACCATATATGCGAATCTTGAAATTCCTGTGGTGCCTTCATACATCGGAATATATCCAGGGTAATATATCATGGCATAGATCACTATGACATGAGTCAAATATAATGAGTAAGAAATATCACCGAGAGTATTTAGGATTGCGCTTGTGCCAATGCTATGGGCTTGCTCATAAATCATTAACCCAATCATTAGAACAATTGCCCATAAACCAAAGTTAACAGGGCCAGAGCCAAATCGGTAATTGCTAAAATAACAAACGAAAGTAAAGGAAAGTGCAATGAAAAGAATAATTCCTGAATGATGTTGGAGTCTGATCTTAGTGACGAATTTATAAAGTAACATTCCATAAATAAACTCAATCATCATCGGTGATGCAATAAAATTCAGGACTGGGAGTTCTGTGTTTTCTAGGGATACATCTCCAGAAAGAGAAATACTTCCATTATATATTTTTTGAAGAAGCACGCCAGGTATAAGTAATAATGTGGATGCTATCAATACTCTGTGGTTATGGTTAATTGACATTGCCACCACAAATATAAGGTAGAAATATAGCTCATAAGTTAATGTCCATGCCGTATAAAGTACATTGTAACCAAAGAAAGGTCCCTGTAGAGAGTAGTTTGTGTGGATTAAAAATGCTGAGCGTACTAACAAGCTAAAATCTATTGGCTTAACATAGTTTACGACTAGATAGCACAATAATAAAGAAATAATAAATACGGGGTAAATTCTGAAGAATCTTCTAATTATAAATGCGCCCGGGGCTGAGCGCTGTTTATCGTGAGTTGAGTAAGCAATGATAAAGCCACTAATGATGAAAAATAGATCTACCCCAGCTTGTCCTCCGAGAAACAAAAAATTTCCTAAATCCTTTATACCAAACATGCCATTTAGGGTTTGCCGTGCGTGAAAGCCCACAACCAACAGCGCAGCTATGCCTCGTAAGTAGTGAATTGATTGAATTTTATGATTGTTCATTATCAGACCATGATTAGGTGACTAAAATCATCGTAACAACATGCATTTAGATGGATTTGCAATAATAGCATTATATCTTTACTTGATCGACTACGCTGATGAATAATACTGTATATGCATACAGTTATTTTGTGAGGTAAACATGCCACGCACATTAGACATTCATGCCGCCTTCGTTGCGGCCATACAGCTCAACCCCAAGGGTTACCGCTATCTGAGCACAGACCATTTCATTGAGAAGCTGCGAGAATTCAACTGGCACTACACGCGCGAAGATGCGAACGCATGGATAGAGCGCTATCAAAAAGACTTCGCCGACAAGACTACCGACGGCAGCGATAACCGTTACTGGATCCTGCGCAACATGGGGAGAGTGCAATAATGGGATTTGCATCACCAGCTAACGATTACGTCGAGCGCCAGCTATCGCCTGAGGTAATCTGCAACATGGGTGCTGAGAGCAGGGTGCTTGAAACTGATGTTGGCTTTGCTGTCATTGAGCCAGCCGATAAAAAGAGGGTAGGCGACGTTCTCCTGATCCTGTGCGCTGGCCGTACCCAGTTTGCAAAACTGATGGACAGATCACTAATTACTGATGATGGAGAAGCCATTGAGGGTGTTGCGCTTGAGGAACTGGAGGTTCTTGGACGGGTGACGTTCTTCGTCAATCGCGCATTGGGTGATGATGAATGTCCGGTATAAAAACGGTGCGCACCTAATCTTACAAACGGATTCGTGGCGATTATGACGATGGGGATGGAATGCGTAAAGCGGCTGGTTTCGAAACTGGAAGGAGCTACGCAAAACAAGATAGCATGTGGGGGCAAATTTGGGGGCAAAATAGACGCTCGGGGCATGAAAAGGGGCATGATGTTTTCCGTGATTCTCTAACATTCTCCGATAGTGATGAAGCTAATTGATTGGTTTTCTTGTAAAATGATGAATGCAAAAAGAATTATGGGTTCAGGCTTTTATCTGGCTACTATTAAAAGCCGGACGTTAAAACACTACCCGTAAGACAACCTGAGGGAATGCTATGCAGTCTGATATTCTGAACACCGAAGTGACCACCATTGATGGCGAGAAAACCACGCTGGAACGCTATAAAGGCAAGGTTTTGCTGCTGGTTAATGTGGCGTCGAAATGCGGCCTCACCCCGCAGTACGAGCAGCTGGAGAACATTCAGAAAGCCTGGGAGAAAGACGGCTTTGTCGTGCTGGGCTTCCCGTGCAACCAGTTCCTGGGCCAGGAGCCGGGTAGCGAAGAAGAGATCAAAACGTTTTGCAGCACCACCTACGGTGTGACCTTCCCGATGTTCAGCAAGATTGACGTAAATGGCGAAAATCGTCATCCGCTGTACGCCAGGCTGATTGCCGCTGCGCCGACGGCAGTCGCCCCTGAAGAGAGTGGTTTCTACGAACGCATGGCCAGCAAAGGGCGTGCGCCGCTGTATCCGGATGACATTCTGTGGAACTTTGAGAAGTTCCTGGTAGGGCGTGACGGGCAGGTTGTCCAGCGCTTTTCACCGGATATGACCCCTGAAGATCCGATCGTCATGGAGTCAATTAAGCTGGCGCTGGCAAAATAATGACCGTGCTGATGCAGCTCACAGACGTCGCCGAGAAGGGACGCCTGGCGCCCATTACCGCGTCCGTCAATGCAGGCGAAATCCTGCATCTTGTCGGGCCGAATGGCGCGGGCAAAAGCACGTTGCTGGCGCGGATGGCGGGGCTGACCTCGGGCAGCGGGACGCTCTCGCTGCTGGACCGTTCGCTGTCTGAATGGTCGCCGGCTGCGCTGGCGCACCGGCGGAGCTATCTGGTTCAGCAGCAGGTGCCGCCGTTTGCGATGCCCGTCTGGCACTATCTGATGCTGCATCTGCATGATAAACAGCACGCGGCGCTGATCGAATCTGTCGCCGCGGCGCTTGGGTTAGAGGATAAACTCAGCCGCCACGCCAGCCAGCTCTCGGGCGGAGAGTGGCAGCGGGTACGCCTGGCCGCGGTGATCGTGCAGATCCATCCCGAAGGGAACCCGCACGGGCGTCTGCTGCTTCTGGATGAGCCGATGAGCGGACTGGATGTGGCCCAGCAGTCTGCGCTGGACAGCTTGCTCAGCGCGCTCTCCCGTCAGGGTATCGCCATCGTGATGAGCAGCCATGATCTGAACCATACCCTGCGTCATGCGCATCGGGTGTGGTTATTATCGCAGGGCAAAACCATCGCCTGCGGCGCTCGTGACAGCGTGTTAACGCCGCCAAACCTGGCAAAAGCCTATAATATGTCGTTTCGACGCCTGGATATCGAAGGGCATAAGATGCTCATTTCGACCGCGCAGGCGTAAGCGTTTCTTGCGTCGCGGCGCGATTGCACGCTAAATTACGGAAACAACAATAAAAGCAGAGGAATCGTCTGAAAATGCGAGTGTGGTTTCTCCTTGTGGCGACGTTAATTCTTGCGGGATGCAGCAGCCACCGCGCGCCTCCGCCGAATCCGCGGCTTTCGGATTCCATCACGGTGATTGCAAGCCTGAACGACCAGCTAAGCAACTGGCGTGGTACGCCGTATCGTTACGGCGGCATGAGCCGGGGCGGGGTGGATTGCTCGGGGTTTGTCCTGATGACGTTTCGCGATAAGTTTGATTTGCGGCTGCCGCGCGAAACGCGCAAGCAGGCTGAAATAGGAACGGAAATTGATAAAGACGATCTGCTTCCGGGCGATCTGGTCTTTTTCAAAACCGGATCGGGGGAGAGTGGACTCCACGTTGGCATCTATGACACCGATAACCAGTTTATTCACGCCTCGACCAGCCGCGGCGTAATGCGCTCCTCGCTGGATAATGTTTACTGGCGTAAAAACTTTTGGCAGGCGCGNCGTATTTAGTCACGCCAGGCAACGATGNTAAGACGGCATGGTAACTAATAAGCCATGCCGTTTTTTCTGAAAAAAAGATGATTAAAGTTAAATTTACCCCACATGAATTATGTCTGTATGTGTCTGTTTTATCTAAAACTGGCTATTAACCAACAACCAGGATAAGATTATTTAAGATTCAGGGATAAATCTGAAAATTAATACGGATCGAATGAAATTAAACTTATTAAAATCAATACAGTGGAATTGTGTCGGCAATTGCTCCAGGATGTCCTCTTTCATCTTTAACGCGGGGCGAGCGCAATGATAATCACGCTAGATAATGCCTACCAGTCTGAACTTTTACTTTTGCCTGCCCGGAATAGTGCAGGGGAACTTAAAGGTTTAGAGGTGTTGGTTAACTTCGTTGGCGTGGGCTCAGACGTGCGTATCCCTACTGAACTGGTTATCCCGCGCCTTTCNGNGGCCGATGAACTGGCGCTTTTTCATGAAAAACTGCAATTGCTCGATACCTGTAAACTGTTTTTTATTCAGCATCAGTTAATTGCATGGATCAATATTACACCTGCAATTGTTGAGTTTTTATTAACTGACGGAAACAGTGTTTCATTACTTGAGCGCTACCCGTTTCTGGAGTTTACCGTTAATGAGAACTATCCCGGTTTAAATAACGGAAAGGACAATCTCAATCTGGCGAGAATGGCGATTCGTTTCCCGCTGGTGCTGTCGAACTTCGGCGCGGGAGCAGCCACCCTCAAAGCGATTTACGATGGATTGTTTAAACGGGTCACCCTTGATAAAGGCTTTATTCAGCAGCGTGCGTTTGAACTCTCCTTCGAGCCATTTATGCGCGCGATCCTCTGGCAAATAACGCCGCACTGCCAGTCGGTAATGGTTGCCGGAATTGACGATCACGGTCTGTTACAACGCGTTCTTTCATTTAATTTCGGTGCCATGCAGGGCAGCCTGTGGCCAGCCGTAACGGCAGAGCACGTCACGACGCTCGTTCAGTGATAACCCTTTTCTTCGCCCGTGTTTAATTCCCGGTAAAACCTCTACACTAAAAGCAGGAGGACCTATGACCCTGTCTTTTACCGCACACTGGCACGATGAATTGCCCGGCTTCTATACCGCTCTCAATCCCACTCCGTTAGATAACGCCCGTCTGATCTGGCATAACGAGACGCTGGCGGATTCGCTTGCGATCCCCCCGGCATTATTCCAGCCGTCCGAAGGGGCAGGCGTGTGGGGCGGCGAAACGCTTTTGCCGGGTATGCGACCGCTTGCGCAAGTCTATAGTGGACATCAGTTTGGCGTCTGGGCAGGGCAACTCGGCGATGGCCGTGGGATCCTGCTCGGCGAACAACAGCTCCCCAACGGCGAAACCGTAGACTGGCACCTCAAAGGGGCTGGCCTGACGCCTTATTCGCGTATGGGCGATGGGCGCGCCGTGCTGCGTTCAACCATTCGCGAAAGCCTGGCCTCAGAAGCGATGCATGCCCTGGGTATTCCGACATCGCGCGCGCTGTCGATTGTCACCAGCGATACGCCCGTTTCACGAGAAACGATTGAGCAGGGGGCTATGCTCATCCGCGTTGCCCAAAGCCATCTGCGTTTCGGCCATTTCGAACATTTTTACTATCGCCGCGAGCCGGAAAAGGTTCGCCAGCTTGCCGATTTCGCCCTTCGCCACCACTGGCCGCATCTGCAGGACGAGGCGGACAAATACCTTTTATGGTTCCGCGATATTGTCGCCCGCACCGCGTCGATGATTGCGCGCTGGCAGACCGTCGGTTTCGCGCATGGCGTAATGAACACCGACAATATGTCCCTGCTCGGGCTGACCTTTGATTATGGGCCTTTTGGTTTCCTCGATGATTATCAGCCGGGCTACATCTGTAACCATTCGGATTACCAGGGTCGCTACAGCTTTGATAATCAGCCTGCCGTCGGGCTGTGGAATCTCCAGCGTCTGGCGCAGTCGCTGTCGCCGTTTATCGACGTGGAAGGCCTGAACGATGCGCTCGATAGTTACCAGGAAGTACTGTTGCGGGAGTATGGTTCCCTGATGCGCAGCAAGCTGGGGCTGCTGACGCAGGAGAAAGGGGATAACGCGCTTCTCAATACCCTGTTCTCCCTGATGGCCCGCGAGGGGAGCGACTACACCCGCACCTTCAGAATGCTGGGCCAGACCGAGCAGCAGAGCGCCGCCTCACCGCTACGCGATGAGTTCATTGACCGACAGGCCTTTGATGACTGGTTCACCGCTTACCGCACGCGCCTGCAGGGTGAGCAGATTGATGACGCCACCCGTCAGGAAAAGATGAACGCGGTTAACCCGGCGATGGTGCTGCGCAACTGGCTGGCTCAGCGGGCGATTGAGCAGGCAGAGCAGGGGCAGTATGACGAACTGCACCGCTTGCATGCTGCGCTACGCACGCCGTTTGCCGACAGGGAGGATGATTACGTCAGCCGCCCGCCGGACTGGGGCAAGCGGCTGGAAGTGAGCTGCTCAAGCTAAGGGGCAAGAAAAACCTGCGGCGCGGCGTGAGCCGGGTGCTGGCCGACATGCACCTGCGCGCCATACCAGTGGGCCAGCGCATCGGCCTGCAGAACCTGCTCCGGCGTGCCGTTGGCCACAATGTGCCCGTTGTGCAAAAGCAAAATCCTGTCCGCCCAGAGTGCCGCCAGATTGAGATCGTGCAGCACCACGCAAACGTGGAGATGGCCCTTGTCGGTCAGCGACTTCAGCAGCCTGAGTAGATGCTGCTGGTGGTAGAGATCGAGCGCCGAGGTCGGTTCATCGAGAAAAAGCCAGCCGCGAGGCGCACCATCTTGCCAGAGTTGCGCCAGCGCG